GTTCGCCATACTCGAGAGTTGTGCACCGCCGTGTCCAGCAGCCGCTTCTCTCGCTCGGTCCCCAGCCTCATCGCGTGCGCTGAGTGCAGCGTGTAGCTCTGTGGCATCCCGAACCCAATGCTACTGGGGTCGTCATCAATCTCGCTCGATGGCGAGACCTGATACCGGTCATGCGCCCGGAACCAGTCGAAGGTCTTCACCTTGTCCGGCTTGAGTTGCTCGCTCGCGGGGGACCCGTCATCCGCACCAAGGGTAAGCAGCGCCCCGCCGTAGAGCCTGGACTGCTTCAGGTGCTCCGATAGCCTGGTCTTGAACTGCGTCGCCTTGTACCAGCGCTGGAGCTGCTTGTTCAGCTCCTTAGATGCCTCCGGAGTGATCTCCGTCTCGTCGTCTGACTCGAAGTTCACCACCCAGCCCGAGCGCAGCGCGTCGTCGACAATGTAGTCGATGATGTTCCTCGCCAGCCCGTCAGCCCGGCCCATCTCGTCGAGCGTCGCCCGGTCAAGCCGAGCCTCCGCGCCGAACTCAATGCTCTGCCCCTTGTCCCGGCCATGGATGCCCATGCCCGTCCGCTGGTTCTGCCAACTGTCGTTGCTGGTCAACTTGGTGAGATAGTCGCTGCCGACAGCCTTTAGTTTTCTCTTCGCGCCCATTAGTGGAAGTTCTCCAGCAGATTAGTCAGGAACGACGATCCTCCCGTGTTGGCCCGCTCCAGGTACTGCGTCATCGCGTCGACCTGATCGTCGTTCTTCGCCCATGGAAATGATGCGGTCTCGTTCAAGAACTCTTCGCGCCAATCGGCGTGCCTCGGCAGGTGCACATTACCACCCTCGACCAGGCCCTGCACTGCCATCGCGCGCGCCGCCTTACTCCCTTTCGGGTTGACCGCTACGAGCCCCGAGAACTCCTCACCAAGCTCATTGATGATGGCCGCCCCGTTAGCCTTCTCCTCGATGATCTTCGTCATCGCCTGCGGATAGTCCCGGAACTTGGCGCGACATAGCGCCTTGGTGGCCCGGTAGTCTCGCTGGCCTCGCCACTGCTCGACGAGGTAGTGATTCGGGCCCTTGTTGGCCCACAGCTGCAGCACCACGAACGAGGCCTTGTCACCATCCTTGAACGCGCAGTCGAGGCTGAACGTATAGGTCAGATGGCCCTTCGGCAGCTCGTCGTACTCTTGCCAGTGATTGCGCTCGAATATGTTGCCCTTCTGCGCAGACGGACGGCACTGATACAGCGACATCCAGTCCCGAGAGCTCATCCGCCTGTTGGTCTTGAGGTCATCCTCATCGAGCTTCCACGGCCACAATGCCTCGCCCTCGCTGCGAGGGTCGTTGCCCATGTTTGCCTCGTATATCCCAGCATCCTCGTGGTCGGCGATCGCAGGGAACCGGATGATGTGCCAGACCTCGCCGGCCTTCTTAGCGTCCGCAAGTATGCGACCAGCAAGCCCATCCTCATGCCACAGGGTAGTCGTTACTACTATCCTGTCTGCACCACACCACGACATGCGGCCCTCTCTACGAGTGTAGAACGTCGATGTGTACCAATCGCCTAGGATGTCCCTGCGGTTGGCTGACTCGGCTTCCTCGCGGTTTTTGAAGTAATCGTCGATGATGCCGAGGCTGAAGCCGAACCCCCCGATAGGTCCACCAACGCCGGCACCCACGTACCCGCCAGAGCCGTTGACGATATCGAACTCTAGATTCGTCTCGCGCTTCTTCGCCGAGCCCTTGCGCGCTTCGACTCCGGACTTGAGCCGCGTCGAGAACATCGCTTGGTACTCGGACGTGCTCATGATGTTCTGAACATCACGGCCCATCTTTCCCGCCAGCGTTGCCGAGTACGAGCACGCTATGATTTTCTCGCTCGGCTCCTTGCCAAGGCACCAAGCAGGGAAGTGCCGCGAGACTAGCTCGGAGTTGTGCGTCACGAACATCCCCTTGCCGCATAGGAACCGCCCGTTCCCGCCAACCGAAATGCACGTCGTATCGCCCATCCCTGCCTTCTCAAACGACAGATAGCGGTTTACCTTGATCGCATCCCGGGCGAACTTCTTCCGGCGGGGGAGCCGAGATGCATTCCCCATGTAGAACATGACTCGATACTTGGGTCCATAGTCGACGCCGTCGAGTGTAGCCCTGCCCTCAAGCAGTGATGCCTTGACCCCAAGCGAGTGGACGAGCTCCAATGCCCCGTCTGCCAGTGCACGCGTCGTCGAGCAGAACTCGATCTGTCCGCACGGGGCAATGTAACCGTCTGTATCGATTAGCCCCTGTAGCAGAGCCAGGCGCTGCGCCTTCGAGGCTCTGAAGTACTCGTCCGGGATGTGCTTGTTGTCGAGCAAGTTCATCGCCCGCAACTTGGTGAGCAAGCCAAGGATTCCAAAGTTGCCCTTCGCCGTATGCAGCCGGGTCTCGAACCCGTCGAGCTCGATCTGCTCACGCGTAAAGTCGATGTCATGCTCGTTGCTCGTGACGAACGCGTGCCGTCGATTGCCGTCGCCCAACCATACGCCTAGAGTGTACGGCTTCAGCGGCAGGTCTGCCTCGTCGCACTCGATTGCTCCGTGCGTTGGAATCATCGGCCGACGTGGACTCGGCCGGTTGGCCAAGTAGGCTGTGCGGTGGTCCTTCCACGTCGGTCGCTTCCGGCATAGCCTAACCGTCCACAGATGCTCTGAGTCCGCCAAGACGGAATGCCCGTCGTCGGTCGTGACCCTGTAGAGCTCCCGGTCTCGCCAGTGGTGGACAGCCTGAACAGCGACCTGTTTGCCAGAATCGCTGAAGACCATGTCCCCCACTCGGAGGTCTCCCATAGCCTTCCATCCGTCGGGCGTGGGGATAGGCGTCGAGTCTTCGAGAGCCTTCCCGTGCCTCGGTGGCATGAAGACCATCAGCCGAGTGATCTCGCCCGACTGCACCTTTTGCAGTGCCTCAGCCAGTTGCTCGTGGTGCCAGTTGATGACGTAGTCAGACTTGACGTTCTGGACCGCCCACAGCAGATGCCCCTGGCCAGCAGCGATCTGCTCGGGGGTCAATACGTCGGACCCGACATCGAGCTGCGCCGCGCCGAGAGACAGCGCTTCTGCGAAAGCTGAGCTCACCCAGCAGCCTCATCCGCTAGGCGGCTCCATGCGCGCCGGAGCAACTCGCGCTCTTCCGGGGCCGTCACGTGCGCGTTTACAGCATCGGTCATGCCCGCGACGAACCGTGCCAGCTCGGGCTTCGCTACCACGTCCCGCGACTTCGTCTGCGAGTCAATGAGCCTGGCCAGCGCGTTGACGAGCTTCGCCAGCCCGTCCGCATTCTCGACATCTCCACCAGAGATAGCGCCATCGACCAATCGGGTCAGTCCCTCGATTTGAGACGACAGGTCAACGGGCCCGGGAACGGCCGCTTGAAGATCTGGGACGACTTGCAAGCCCACGCCTCAAGTTGAGCGTGGATAGCGCGCTATGTCAAGGCGCTGGTGACTCGCTACGGGGATAGCCCTGGGATGACCACTCTCTCCAACTCTCCCCTCTTGTTCCGAAGCAAGAGCTCCTTTCCACCATTCTTGATCGCATCGACCACGAAAAGAGCGATGTCGATTGCCATCCGAATAGAATCCGTCCTCGATCGCACGCGCAGCAGGACAGCCAAGGACCTAGCACTGCCAATCGTGTCAACTGATAGGCGCATTTGGACTGTTCGGAGCTCGGGCGGATATGCGGTGGCTGTTGGCTTCTTCGGCATCAAGCAATGCTTCAGCTTGTCATGCGTAAAGTCAATACAAAAGTAGTGCCAGAACCACTACGCGACGAACACCTTCGCCACCTCGTCCTTGCCATCCTTCCTCATGATGAGCTGGCCTCCCTCCTGATGGTGCTCCAGGAGGCTCTCGAACACCTGCAATGCAGACCTGATGACGTGGGTCGGAGTTTTTACGTCGAGAAGCCAGGCCATCGCCTTGATGCGGTCGGCCTCGTCTCGTGAAAAAATGATCGTGTATTTTGTCCCGACGTCCTTCACCTAGACCTCGTTCCCCCAACTCGTCCACCCCGGTCGCTCGCTCCTAGCGAACATCTCTAGGAAAGGCCCCTTCGACCTCGCCTCAATCAGCTCGTACGACGCGGGCGGCTTCTCGCTGTGCCGCCCCCTCCAGTCCAAGTCCATCAGCGCATCCGTCCTGAGCGTCGCGTCCGTCTTCACAGCGAAGCCTTTGCCTATGGTGCCGAACAACAGCAGCTCGTGGGAGCCTCGGAAGTACTGGCCAAGCCCCATCCGAGTCTTCCGCCATGGCAGCGTGCGGTGGAGCTTCGCACCAAAGCACTCGAACAGCCACACTGCCCACGTCAGGTAGTTGTCCGTCGTCCACATGTAGATGTGAGCGTCATCGGCTGGTGGCCAGTCCTCGCATGCGAGGATGGTCTCGAGCATCTTGGCTTTGGTCTTGATGAGCGGATAGTGGTTTTGAGCGCCTCGCTTGATTTTGCCCCCGCCTTGCTCGGGCCATGGTGGGTCGAGCAGGACGGTCCTATGCACTCCAAGCCAACCTAACCCAAGGCGCACGCCTCAGCCTCCACTCACCATACGGAGTCGTCGACCCGCAGTGATTGCACGGCAAACAGTCCCGGCCCTCTAGCCGCTTCCACCAGCCAGAGTCGATGAAGTCGATGGTCTCGCAGATAGGGCACTCGACGTG